TTAAGGTGGCGTAATGAGCATACTTGGATCAATCATTGGCCCAGCTACTCAGCTACTAGATAAAGTAATTGAGGACAAAGACGAAAAGAATCGTATCGCCTTTGAGTTGAGCACTCTTGCAGAACGCCATGCCAATGAGTTAGCCAAGGGGCAGCTAGAAGTCAACAAGGTAGAGGCTGCTCATAAGTCTTTATTCGTTGCCGGGTGGCGTCCCAGCATTGGTTGGTGCTGTAGTCTGGGTCTTCTGTATCATGTATTGATCGCACCTATCGCAGGTATTTGGGTAGAAGTTCCTGAGATAGACCCATCACTACTGATGACTACAATGACCGGCATGTTAGGTCTGGGTGCTATGAGAAGCTACGAGAAGACCAGAGGCGTGAGCAGGGAGAAGTAATGGGTATTGAGCTAATAGGAATGTTGAAGCGTCACGAAGGTGTGCGTAGCCATGCGTACAAATGCTCAGAAAACATGATCACTGTGGGTGTCGGACGCAATATCGACGAAAAAGGCGGTTTAGGACTCTCTGAAGAAGAAATCGAGTATTTATTGGCTAACGACATCCGGCGTGTGCGAGAAGAGCTCGACGACACTTACTACTGGTTTGCCGCCCTCAACGAGGCGCGAAAAGATGCCATGATTGATATATGTTTCAATCTTGGTCTGACACGCTTGCGTGGGTTTGTAAAAGCCCTAGAAGCGATGTCACGAGAGCAGTTTGATATCGCAGCCGACGAATTTATGGACAGCCGGTGGGCTACTCAGGTAGGTAATCGTGCATTAGAGGTGACTGAAATAATCCGCACAGGAGATTATCAGTAATGCCGCTGCAAAAGTTTATCTTCAATCCGGGAATCAACAAAGAAGGCACCGACTACACCGCAGAGGGCGGCTGGTTTGACGGTAATTTGGTGCGATTCCGCAAGGGCCTGCCCGAGAAGATAGGCGGTTGGCAAAAATACATACAAGCCTCGTACGAGGGCACCGGTCGTAAACTACACGGGTGGGTCGATCTTGACGGTACAAAGCTCTTGGGCCTCGGCACACGGTTCAAGCTGTATATACAAGAGGGTGCGAGCTACAACGACATCACACCCATACGCGAAACCACCAGTGCGGGCGACGTTACGTTTGCTGCCACCAACGGGTCTAGCACGATCACTGTCACAGATGCCGGGCACGGTGCTGTAAACGGAGATTTTGTCACGTTTTCTGGTGCATCGAGCTTAGGCGGCAACGTCACGGCGGATGTTCTGAACCAAGAATACCAAGTGCAAACGGTCCCAACCGCGAACACGTTTACAATCATTGCAAAAGACACCAGTAGCGTAGAGGTGACTGCAAACAGCAGTGACACGGGTAACGGTGGTGGTAGTGTCGTAGGAACTTACCAAATTAACTCTGGTTTGGACGTGTTTGTTGACGGCACCGGTTGGGGTGTTGGTACGTGGGGATCTGGTACGTGGGGATCGACCACGTCCTTGGGTGACGCAAACCAGCTACGTCTGTGGTCTATGGACAACTTCGGTGAGGACCTTGTGTCTAATCCTCGAGCGGGCAGCATTTACTACTGGGACAAGACAAACGGCTTGAACACCCGTGCGGTGCCTTTAACTTCTTTGGCAGGAGCTAACCTCGCCCCTACGAAAGGATTACAGGTGTTGGTTTCCGACGTTGACCGACACGCAATTGTGCTAGGAGCCGATCCGATCAGTGGTGGCAGCCGCAGTGGTTCGATAGATCCGCTTCTCATTGCCTTTTCTGACCAAGAAAACATTGCAGAGTGGGAGCCGAAAGCTACAAATACGGCGGGATCTCTACGGTGCTCTGCGGGTTCAGAAATCATTGGCGGCCTACGTGCCCGTCAGGAGACGTTGATCTGGACGGATGTCGCGTTATACAGCCTTCAGTTCATAGGCGCACCCCTTACGTTCGGTTTGAACCTGATCAACGAAGGTATCAGCCTGATAGGCCCGAATGCTGCGGTAAACGCGCCAAACGGCATTTTCTGGATGGACAAGAAAGGCTTTTATCTCTACAACGGCTCTGTTGCTCCGGTGCCCTGTAGCGTCCATTCGTACGTGTTTGATGATTTCAACGAGGGTCAAGCATTCCAGTTCTTTGGCTTTCTCAACAAGCAATTCAACGAGGTTGGTTGGTTTTATTGCTCTGCAGACAGCAACACAATAGACCGCTACGTGGTGTACAACTACGTCGAAAACCTTTGGTCGATTGGCAACTTGTCCCGCACCGCATGGCTAGACGAGGGGATCGTAGCGTTCCCAAGAGCCGCAGGCGTGAACAGTGACTCAAACAACTGCTTGTTCCAACACGAAACCGGTAACGACGACGATGGTAGTCCCATGAGCGGCGTCTTTATCGAGTCAGCGGACTTTGATCTTGGCGATGGAGAAGAGTTCCAATTTATCAAACGTATGATCCCAGACGTCAAATTTACCGGCACTGGGGGCTCTGATCAGCAAATGAACGTGGTCGTCAAAGCAAGAAACTTCCCCGGCGACACACTGACCACGGACCAGACGTCTAGCTTCACTGCCACGACCACAAAAGTGGATATGCGAGCACGCGCAAGACAGTTGGCACTGCGTTTTGAGTCGGATGACGATGCGGATTTGTCAAACCGCGTAGGCTTGGGCTTCCGTTTGGGTGGCACCCGCCTCGATCTGCAGTCAAACGGGCGACGATGAGCAAGCTTTTACAAGGGCGCTTACCCTTTTCTGTCGGCGAATCCGTGCCGACTAGCACGTACAACAAGGCTGTACGTTTATTAGAGATCAGTTTAGACTCTTTTGATCCGGACTCCACGCCACAGTTTACTGCGGGCAGAAGAGATGAACTGCAGTTTCGGGCGGGGGATATAATCTGGAATGTTACTGAGGGCGTCTTACAGGTTTATACTGGTAACGTCTGGCAGGACATATCTTCTCCGTCTACATCGGGGTTAAGCGCAACAGGTAGCATCGGAAACGTATCGGTCAGCACGAACGGTTCTGTTGTTGTAGATATCACATAAGCGTACGATCACGATATGGGACAACCAGCATTTCAATACGACGAATTTGAAGATATCGAACCGATAGAGGTTCCTGCCGGTGGCATAGCTACCTTTTTGACCGCGACCGAGGGCTCTTGGGCCACGGATGACGACGATGACATACCTCAAGCGGGTATCGCGTCGGTCAAACGTGTAGCAGATCAACTGGCAACCTTTGGTCGTCACGAAGACGAATACATGATTCACGCTGCGGAAGGCGAAACCGTTATCCCAATGGAGGTTTTCCGCAAAAACCCGATTCTAAAAGAGCGTATCTTTGCACAAATGCGCGACATGGGCATCGAGCCCGAGCGTTATGTGGTAGGTAACGAGCTTAATTCTCTGAACCCGGTCACCGGGCAACCAGAATTCTTCTTGAAGAAGCTGTTCAAGGGGCTCAAAAAGTTCGTAAAGAAAGCCGTCACGGTTGTATTACCGATCGTAGGTGCTGCTTTCCTCGGACCTTTGGGCGCGGCTGCCGGATCAGGCATCGCAACACTGATTAACGGCGGTAACTTGAAAGACGCGTTGAAGTCAGCAGCTTTGAGTGGACTCACAGCAGGTGTAATGAACGTTATTAGCGGTGGTATGTCCGCTGCCGGTGAAGGCGGTAGTTTCTTCCAAGGCTTCAAGGCGGGGGCCGTTGGCGAAGGAGCATTTACAAGAACTCTTGGAGAAGCCGCCGCTGCCGGTGGAGCACAAGCTGCTGAAGCAGCCGCTGCCGCGTCATCTTTAGAAAGCATTGCAAACCCAACTGCCGCTTCGCAAGCGGCGTCAGCACAACAAGCTCAGTTTACTTACATGCCTGACGGTACGGCAGTGCCCGTAGAGGCCGCCGTAGCACCTCCGCAAGCCATTCCGAGCGTAGCAACACCAGCAGCACAACAAGCTCAGTTTACTTACATGCCTGACGGTACGGCAGTTCCTGTTCGTGCTGCTACAACCGCTGCTGCTCCCACCGCAACGACTCCAGCGACCATGCAAGCGGTGACGAAGCCAACGCAGGCGATGTACGACGCAAATGCCGGGGGCTTACGCGCTGTGGTAGATGCTGATCCTACTAATCCGTTGTATTCGGACATAACAACACGATCAGCCACTCCGGACATAATAAGAAGTGACACTGAAGCTTTACAACGCATGGGCTTCAGTGACTCTCAAATACAGGATTACCAAGCTGGTACAGGGGCACCTACGACCGGTGTTGGCGGGGCTCCGGCAGGCGCAGGTGCAGCGGCAGGTGCCGGCATGGGGCCTCCCGCTCCTACTACAGTCCAACCACCGGGCGTAATGGACAGCGTCAAACAAATTTTTGGTATTGGTCCCGAGGTACAAGCACAACCTATTGAAGGTTTGAAAAACCTTTTCTTGCCGGGCATGGACGTCAACGCTCAAGCTCAGGCAATCGCAGAGCGGGCCGCTGCACAGGGCACTTTGCCACCGGGTTACAATGTACAAACTTATGCTGCCAAACTAGCTAAAGATTCTCTTTCTGGCATCGGCGGTGCACTCCGTAAATTTGGCCCCGGTTTTGCCGGAGTTATGGCTTTGGACGCCGTAACTCGCGAAGAGCCTGAAGATTTCAACGTCGCAGAACAAGTAACGGGTTTTGATTATCTGGAAGGCCCCGAAGGTTTTAAATATCGCCTTGGGTCAGACACTTTGAAGTTGCCAACGACATATACGATCCAAGATGTGACAGACCAATATGGCTTTTTGCAAGCGCCGGTTTTGCAACCCCAACCCGGCGGGAAAGCAGAAGGTGGAGAGATCGATAACTTCCCGCGTATGAACGGACGTATTGACGGCCCCGGAACTGAAACCAGTGACGACATACCGGCTATGTTGAGCGATGGCGAGTTTGTATTTACGGCGAAAGCAGTACGTGGCGCTGGTAACGGCAACCGCGAAAACGGAATGAAAAATATGTACGCTCTGATGAGCAAGTTCGAGAGAATGGCGTAATGGCAGAGAATACAACCACAACCCAGATAGTCCGCGAAGCCCCGGAAATCGAGGCGTATAAAGCTGGGCTTTATCAAGACGCGTTAGATTACATGAAGCGCCTGCAGGGTGTTGACCCTGTCACTGGCGCAGCGATTCTTGACCCTGAGACCGGCTTGCCACGAGGCGCGATTCAAGCCCCAACTCAAGCTGTAGCAGGCATGACTGCCGATCAGATTGCGGCTGGAGAACTTATCCGTACTGGTATTGGCGGTTATGAGCCGTACTTGACAGGCGCATTGGAGTCTACGCAGGCAGGTCAGGACGTCATTACAGCCGGTGCGTTGCCCGGTATAGAGGCCGCACTTCTAGCACAACAAGGCGGTTTGGGAACGTTACGTGAAGCGCAAAGACTAGCTGCCGACACACGGGCAGAGCCCTACAGTTTCCGGGATCAAGCTATTCAAGGGCTTTCACAAGCTGCAACCGACATCACCGGTGCGGCTGCAGGTATACCTTTACAGGTGCAGGCCGCCCAGCAGGGGCTTTCTGCAGCAGACGTTGCAGCGCAGCGTGCAGCTTCTGACACTGCGACAAGATTAGGGCTTGGAGCAGACCAAGCGCGCCAACTGGCTTCTGATGTAGGCATCGGGGCCCTCGGCACAGCCGAAGCTTTGGGTGGTCAACTAGGCACCGCCACACGAGGCGGGCTACAAACAGCGGCCCAAACTCAGCAACAATTATTGCGTCAAGCGGGTAGAGCCGCAGGTACTACAGCAGGGGCGCAAAGCCGTCTAGGTTCTGCAGCACGACAGGCAGAACGAGAGGCTACCGTAGGACAAACCGGTATTCTTGGATCAAGAGGCGATATCGGGACTATTCGCACTGGATTAATTGACGCTGGTGAGCAGTTTGACCCTAGTGGTATTGGTGCATTTATGGACCCGTACATGCAACAGGTCATCGAAGCCAATACGCAAGAAGCTATTCGTGCTGGAGAATTACAAAAACAAAGTGCTAGGGCACGCCAAGTCGCTGCAGGAGCCTTTGGGGGTTCACGCGGTGGTATTGAAGAGGCCGAGATTACTCGCGGCGTCAACGAACAGATAGGCCGACAACGTGCAAACCTTCTAAGTCAAGGCTACGGACAAGCGTTACAAGCGGCACAGCAAGCGTTTGAAGCAGGCAAAGGGCGTGAACTACAAGCGGCTGGTCTTGGTGGACAGTTAGCGCAGTCCGAAGCAGGGCTCGCGGCACAAGCCGCCCAAATGGGTATTAGCACACAGCAACTGAAAGCTCAGTTAGCTCAACAGCAAGCTGGTTTGGGACAGTCACAAGCGCAACTTGGAATGGCTGCCGCGCAACAAGGCGGTCAGATGGGCATGGCCGCCCAACAACAAGCTGCTGCGAATGCACAAGCGCAAGCGCAAGCAGCGCAGGCGGCTCAACAGCTTCGCGGTCAAGTGGGTCTGCAAGCGGGTCAGATGGGCCAGCAGGCGGCACTTCAAGGTGGTCAGCTAGGCATGTCTGCGGCAGAAATGGCACAACGTGGCGCAATGCAAGGCGGCCAACTTGGTATGCAAGGACAACAAGCACTGGCGCAAATGGCGGGTCAACGTGCCGATCTAGCTCGCGCAGGCGGTCAGATGGGGCTACAGTTTGGTCAATTAGGCCAAGCAGACGTGGCGCAACTCGCCGCGTTGGCAGGTCAGCAACAACAAGCGGCACAAGGCATTGGGGCACTTGCCGGTCAGGCAGGCCAACTCGGTGGTCGTCTGGCCTCTATGGGTCAAATACAAGCGAGCTTAGGTCAGCAGGCGCAGCAACAACGCGCAGCAGACGCTTCACAACTGATGGGCTTCGGAGGCGTGCAACAGCAGCAGGCGCAAAATGTATTGAACGCGCAATTCGCAGCAGAGCGCCAAGCTTACGATCAGCCGTTCCAGCAGTTAGGTTTCTTGGCAGACATGACTAAGGCGTTGCCTTCGTCACAAAGTGCTGTATTCCAACAATCGTCACCTAGTCCGGGCTTTGCTCAACAAGTAGCGGGCTTGGCAACAGGTGCGGCTGGTTTAGCGAGGGCATTCTAATGGCTGTAACAGATAGACCGTTATTTAGAGCCAATGGCGGCCAAATAGCACAAAACATTGACGAAAGCCCTTTTGCCACCACGCTCAGACAAAGTCAGACGACGGCCTTTCAACAACCTTCGTTTTTAAACAGTAATCCGCAGTATATCGGGCAAGGCCCACAGCTAGGTCAGGGAGGCCCAGACATATCAAACCGAGCGATTGGCGGGACAATCCAGCAGCAGATGCAGCAGATGCAGCAGAACCCTTTGGAAACTTACAAGGGTTATCTGGGTAACAAGTACATCGGACCCATGCAACAGGAACAAATGCAAAAAGTCGACGAGTTTGTTGATTTAGTTCATCGTGCCGAGCAATCTCAGTTCGGTGGTGGGCCTTTGCAAGAGGCTCCAATGGGAGCCGGTGGACCTATGATGCAACAACCGGACGTCATGCCTCGCTTGACTCATTCCATAGCTGAAATTAGTAACCGGACCCCG